TTAGCTGCTTTTACTTGTTTGGTATTCGCCATAGATCTTGCTAAAGCTTTTGTATATCTAGACGCAAGTCTGTCATACAAGTTATCTTCAATCGCTTCTTCAGTGATTGAAAACGCTAGAGCAATTGTCTCGTGCGTATATCTAGCAGTGAAAGTTTCTTGAGCATTGTCAAATGTCACTCCTGAACCTTCCGGTTTAGTTTGAGCATTTGCGAAACCTGATAACATTACTTCCTCTTCGAAAGCTCTGTCTGAAGTTTCTGTGTCAAAAATTTCAGCATGCTGATTTTCATACCTTTTATATTCCAGGCCGAATAAAGCATTCAATCCTGGTTCTAGTTCTTTAACTAGCTGTCCTCTTGATATAGCCATATTCTTATACTCCTGAAGTTTCTTTTAGGAAGTGTCTGTTAATTACACCAACTACGTTAACATTTGCTGCATAAGTTGTAGCATTTGCTAATTCATTGTTTGCAATATCCTTAGTCACTCCTAAGATTTTAAATTGATCAGTAGTTGTTGAAACTGCTGATGTGTTCAACTCAACACTAGATACTTTACTGATTCTAGAGTCAGAAGAAACGTATGTAGCAAGGTCTGCTAATGCGTTAATGCTGGCAATAGGTAAAGTTGTGCTAGCTTGAATTTCAAACCTTTCATATGGATCGTCACTAACGAAAGCAACCGCATCAGATGCGTTAATGTCGCCAGGCCAGTAATTTCCAAATGTAGGCTTGCTTGTTGTAGGATCAGTATAGAAGACTCCGTTTAAAGAACCTAGTATTAGTCCAGTAGTTGTGTTCTGCACGCCAATATAACCTGTAGCTAATGCTTGTACAGGGTCATTTTGGTAAATCGCAGCAGTTGTACCACTTGCAATACTATATTCACTTAAACCTTGGTTGTCTCTATTCTGACCAACTTTTCCAATAGCTCTCAAACCGAAAGCTGCGTCTTGGTTAGCCATAGTATTTACTCCTTAGTTTTAGTTTATATTTAGTATCACGGTAGTTGGGATCGCTAAAAAATTATTTTTTAGTACCACCAAAAGTTACGCGACTCTGCCTCTCATTATTGATCGGCATACTTGGGTGCTGTTCCTTCATAAGATCGTTGTTAACTGCTTCGTCTCTCTCTTGAGTCTGCCTTTTAAAATAAGCATCTCGAGACTTTGCGATCTCTTCTGGTATCCTAGCCAGCACTAGGCCGCCTACTCCAATCACTCCTGCGTATTTGCCTTCCGCAACTTGTGGATAAGGATGTTCTGGGTATTGGTCCGCTCTTACGAGTTCCCATCCAGATCTTAACTTACCTGACATGTTCTTTGTATCGTCCATGCCCAAAGTTTCAGTTCTTATCCATCTGTGCCTAAAACCATCTGGCGCAGGTGGTGCATCTAAAGATGACGGGGGTGTCCAAGTCTGAGGTCTAACTTCGTTAGATCTTGACTGGCTCGCACGAGGGGTCTTCATTTTATTTTCTTCGTTCATATGCTTAAACCTCCTTCATGTATTTTTTTTGTTTTGCATAATCTTCTAATGACACTCCTAATTTTTTGGCGATAGCAACTTCAGAAGGGGTGAGCCTGACAGTTTTGCGACCTGCTTTTGTGCTTCGCGTCGCCGACGCTACTGTTTGCACTGGCTTAGTCGATTCAGCCGTATTATTGGTATTAGTATTACCAAATTTATGCGGAAATTCAAGTCTTATTCTTTTATCAATTTCAGCATAATATTCGTCTGAACTAGGGTCATATCCTTCAGCTTCTAGTTTATTATGAATGTCAAAAGCCGTGTAAGTCATAGCTGTATCGCTACCAAACCACTTATTTTTAGCACCCCAAGCTTCTGCTTTTGGATCTGCAGCCGCTTGTTGTCTTTGTGGTTGTTGATTATAAGACGGTATTTCATCTCTTGTTTCAACTTTTGGTGTTGACTCAGCCATTGCTTTGGCTTCCGCAAGTCTAGCTTCTTCATAACCTAGTCTTGCTATTTCTTTTTGTGCTTCAACTTCACTTGCAAAATCATCGTTTGCTCGAGCTTGTGCAAGTTTAGTTTGTGCTGCAATTAAACCAGATTTGATTCTCTCTTCTCTGTCTTTAACTCCAGCTTGTTCCACAGAAGAATATTTTTTTAACAAAGATTCTCTTTCAGCTTTTTGAGCTCTTGCAAATTCAATAGCTTCATCTCTTTGTCTTTGTGCTTCTCTCCATTTACCGGTGAGTTTAGCAATTCTTCTTTGAACATCTTTACTATAGTTTTCTAATTCTAAATCTTTCGCATCTTTCTTATCTTCTTGCTCCTCGTTACTCGCCTCTTGTGGCTGGGAGCTAGCTTCTTCTAACTTAGTCTCACGCTCGTTTTCATATGATTTATCCGTAGCATCAGACTTATCTTCAATGTTCTCTTGTTGATCATCATTTAATTCAACTTCATGCTCTGGGCCTGAAGTATCAATGTCAACCATAGGAACATCTCTTTTTGCTTCTTCTTGCATAGTTTCCTCCTATGTTTATATATAATGCAACACAGATTCTGGATCTTTAATAGTACCCAAAACCTCGTCGTCGTTGAGAAGACGAACTTCGCCGCCTTCTATTGGTAAACGTGATCCTGCATATCTTGCAAAGATCACCCAATCTCCTGTTTTACACCAAGGACCAGTTTCAAATTTATCTTTGTCTTTATAACAAAGAGGTCCCATCTTAATTACATAACCACAGTTTGTAACCATTCTAGCTTTATCTAAAGATTCTTGTGAAAATATAATTCCACCTTTAGATTTTTCTTTTGGTGTAAAAGGCAAAACTAACATTCTCCATCCTGATGGTTCAGGTAATTGATCCATCATAGAACCGATATTAGTTTCGTCTAATCTTGTATCTTGTTTTACTTCTTCTTTTTTATTTTCCTCTTGATATTTTTCATCAAGAGCTAGTCTCGTCTTCGGTATTTCTTTGTCCGAATCTGACAACGTTTGTTGTGTCGGGTTGCTCATCTTTTTTATCCTCCTTTGGATTTAGCAGGTTTGAGATTTCCTGATCGATTAATTGTAGCGCATGCGCTTGACCTAACAGATATTTATATTTTTCCATATCTGTTACTCCACCAGCAACCATAGTATCACCTATAGACTGGTATGAAGTTCGTATATTTTTTCTAAGTTTAGTTATAAATTCTTCAAAATTCATTTAGCATTTCCATCGTCTACGTGCCTGTCTTAGTCTTGAATTAGGATCTTTCGCAGCCTTTGGAAATTGTTTCATTTGTCCAGCACTTCTGGCACAATATGACTTTCTTCGTTTGGCAGCTTTTGATCCTGGTTTGACCTTACCAGTCACGGCTGTTTTTAATTTAGATCCAGGGTTTTCACGTCTGTATCTTGCAACTCCGGCTTTGGTCATTCCTGCACCGGACTTTGTTGATCTAAAATATTTTTTAGTTTTAGGAGGTTGTTTATCTCTTGTTCTCATTAAATCATACCTCTGTAATATTTTTTATAACTTGGATTACCATATGTTTTACCATCTACATCTAATTTAATAAAACTTCCAATATATCCACCTTCAGCTTTTTTAGTTCTTTTCACAATTGTTTTTACATTTGTTGGTTTAGGGCCAGTGTTCGATGCTTGGCGCTTTCGTCTCACCGCACTCGCCTTTTGTGAAGCACTCATGCTGCGTGCTTTTGCAAGAGGGACACACTTTGGATATTTTCTTTTGCTTCCCTTCGATCTTCCGCAAGGTTGATACTTGCCGTCCTTCTTCGGAGCTCCAATGTCTACCCATTTCTCTGCTACCCACTTACGTAAACCCATATTAAACGTATTTAGTTTTTTTTCTTCTGTTTGACATTACTTTACCACAACCAGTTGCAATGCCACCTTTAGCTTTTTTAGTTCTAGAAGATTTTTTACCACCTGGTGTTATTTTTCCAGAACAAACTCCTGATGCATACATGTTAGCATACGCTGAAGGATAAACTTTAAATTTACGCTTTGCAGCAGCTTTACCTTTTGCACAAAG